CCATTATCCTTCTCTCATTCGCCCTTAATCTATTTGCCTCTCCTCCACGCATATGTCTTTCATTACGATTCAAATCAATTACTTTATAAACTTCCTCATAGAGTTCCATATCGATATCCTTTAAATATTTATGGATATCACGATGCACCGTACTTTTACTTACACCAAATTCCTCTGCTGCTTTCCTAAGCGTTGCTGCATTTTCAATAATATACCGCGCTTCGTTCACGGCCCTACTCTGGATTAAATCATGTAATATCGTACTCATTAGAAATTGGCTCCCCCCTAATTTCTAAATATTTTTATTCTAAAACCAGACCTAGCGAGCAACGGCAAGAAGGGTGCAAAGTTGGGGTTAACGATGTATAACTCCTACCCCCGATTAATGCCGTCCCAAACTCTTCCTCTAATCCAACTAATTGACCATTGAGACTTTTACACCATTGACAGAGACGATCATCACGGGTTGTGATCCATCTTCTCTTAGCCGTTACCCTACTAATCAAACCCTTATCCGCCGATTGAATCCACAGACTTTGTTGCCCTTGATTAGCTGCATTTATCGTCTCAGTACGTGCGATATTCTTCGACCGATAAACCAATAAACGTTTTGTATATAATTTTAACTGCTTTTCAATTACATTCGCTGATGCTCCTTGCTTAATAAGCAACTTCCTTAAATTATCTACCGCAAGACCTTGGCGTTCAGTCAACCCAACTATCTGCCTAATATATTTTGCTGATTCATATGGGTGCATACCTTCAACGAACGCCCGGTTAATAACCGCTCTAACTGCTTTCCTTGACTCCTCCGTGATTTCCACGATCAATTTACCTGTATGATCTTTGATATAATCTAATGATTTAGGATTCAAAGTATTAAAACTTGCTTGATGTTCTATTTTTTTCGGAAGAAATTCAATCGATTTCTTACCAGCTCTGTCAAAAATCTGTTTAAATACAACTGCTAATTGATTCAATTCAACCGAGAAATTATCCCAAGGTATCAATTCGACTGCTGCATTGATATTTCCCATAGCTATGGCTTTTTCTACATTCCTTAGAACTATTTCCCCCTGCGTTCTAGCTACAGCTTTCAAAAATGCATCCACCATTTCGGGCTTTGCTTGATCCGCTATACCATGAAGTGATCTCCATTCAAATTCATGAGGTAACTTCTCTTTGTAAAGATCAATGACTCTTGGTTCTCTGACTCTAAACATCGCAATCAGTCCTTAGCCGATACTGGTAATCCTGCTGTCTTTTTCAGGAAATCTTCAAGTTCATCATTGGGAAATAACGGCGCTCCTGCACCCGCCAACTTCGAAATATATTCCCCTAACTCCTTCAAATCTGCAGATTCAATATCACCATGTTCTAAAGTGGGTAATTTTTCCACATTGAAATTATTCAACGCGAATAACCTCGGAATTGCATACCTATTAAATGTCGCTGCAATAGAATCTAACCACGTTCCCAAAGCGGTACTAAATAATTTTGTTTTATCAGAACTGAGTGCATAAGATCCATTAGGCGTTGCAGTACCCAATAATATGAAATCTGCCATAACCGTCATCGCAAGTCTCTGATCAAGACGAGTGATAATCTGATTAGTATCAAAATTTCTCCGTCCGCCACTCGTTAATAATTCGAGTCTCACTAACTGGTTATTTTGCTCATCATAAATAGCAGGAAGCACAGCACCTTCCTGTTCATCCCGCCGAATATTCGTGACGAGTTTTTTCATAGCTACATATGCAGCTTTCTCCCCTGCCGTAGCATTTACATCCGTCCACTCCACCGGAACATAAACGACCGGATAACCTGCCAATTCCCTTTCTACTCCGATAGCCTCATACGTTTCAATCCTTTTCTTGATATACCAAGTTCTGTAAGCACATCGAAGTATAGATCTACCCTCTGGGTTATTTTTATGAATACCAGTCCTGAATAATAATGCCTTTTCGATCGGTATCGTTCGGTATTGGTAATCTGGCGGAGGAAGTTGAATCATCCCTTGAATTCCTCCACCTTCGTCAAATAGCCAACGCCACAAAGTTTCTTGTGCTCTGATCGGCATCTTTCTCCAACCGATTCGCCCGTCCGTGAATCTACTTTTCTTAGTAGGATCTCGGCTATCTCCTAATCTCCTTTTATATACAATCTCATGATAAGAAAACCCATAAATTAAAAATGACATAATCTCGGAAATCGTATCCTCCCATGTACTCGACATATCAAGTAAACATGATTCAAGGAAAACCTTTGCTTCCTCATCTTTCAGATCCGAACCTCCGGCCTGAACTCTCCACGGAACTTGTCTAATAAGCATGTCAATAACGAACAAAATAGCGCCAATAACGCTATCATTTTCGGACATCTCTTTATAAACTCTGACTCTCGTATCAAAACTAGAAAGTTGTTTTAATTGTTCTTCATAAACGTACCCCGAATACTCGATCAATCCCGTTCTTCCAAGTTCCCTTGTTGCAATTTGCGGAGTGATTATTTGTTTCGTCTTTACTTCATTTGGATCTTTGGATAATCCTGCCATTCATCTTTCGCCTCCTTCTTCCGAAGGCAGAAATTAAATGATTCTCTTAGAGTCCAAGGTGTAGATTCAGCTATTCGCTTAACGATCAAAAATTCTAGACCGTTTTGCCGACACTCTGTTTCTATGTTTTGTTCTTCCCATACTATCGATGCCATTGCTTTATAGTGTTCTGCAAGCTTACCCATTACCATCACCCCTCTCTAAATAAAATAAAATAATCTCATTAGCCTTTTCTAAAATTTATGAGGACTCTCGCGGGTAAAATCTTCGATCCCCGCTGGATTATAACTAGCAATCTTTTTAAGTCCACCCATTAATTCCGTAATTGCGATTGTTAATGCATCGATCCGATCCGGTGAATCAGGATCATTTTCTGCATCCCATTCAATCATTTGAGTTTCCAAATCTGGGTAAGTACCGACCATATGGCATTTACCTTGCTCAAATAATGCTGCAATAGGCTCGGCCCTTATCTTCTTCCCCCTACTCGCATGAATGCCTTTATAGCTCACATTCTGATCAATCGTCTTTATAACGTGCTCAACCATGTCCCCGCCTTGGTTAACTTCCGCGACGATCCTATCTGCCTTTAGTTTATTGTAAAGTGATACAACCGCATTGCCCCATCCATTCGGACTTTCAATACATGACTTATCATCAAGGATATAAAAGTGACCATCATTTCCCTTACCGACCGCAATAATTCCAGTCTCATCCGAATTCTTATTAGCCGTGATTGCCGGGTCAACCCCGACCACAACCCTAACCAAAGTTGGATGTTTATTCACCCGAGTATCTTCGATGTTTTTGCTCTTCCATAATGCTTTCGGGTTATCATCAAGGACTTCCGCATAAATTTCCTGTCTTCCTAATCTGGTATTTTCTAGTCTATCGATTATGGCATCAAAAAAAACAGGGGATAAATTCTCCCTGTTCTCAAAAGTAGATCCTCTTGTTATATGAACATTATTTGCTATCACCAATTCCTTAATCGTCTTTGTCGGTCTTGGCGTTGTCGTTATCATACATCGTGGTTTTTTTCCTACCCTCAAGCAAAAAGAAACCATGTCCATTATTTCCTTTTGCTTCCTAGTACTCGCTAATTCATCGACCCACGCCGTGTCTATGTTTGGGCCACGAAGCTGATCCGGTTCATCTCCTGAATAAGTTATCGCCATAGCCCCGGTATGAAAAGTGATCCTTCTTTTCGATGGCTCATATAAAGGTCTTTGATGGGGTGGAAACACATTTAATATTCCACTTGTCCCTTCGACCATTATATCCCTTACATCCGCTGCCCTTGGTGCGACCAAAGCAATCTGCCTCGCCTCACCACTGTCCACTCTCTTTCTTATCCATTCGCTTCCCGTCCTAGTCTTACCTAACCCCAGCCACGACCCGCAAGGATCAACCAATAAAACCAATTTCCCAACGGTTCGAGCTGACTTTTTCTACCCCACACCTCCCAGCTATAAATCAAATAATTTATTTCATCTATTTCAAGTTCATTTATGAATTTACATAGCCCCTCTTTACCTAAAGCAAGCAAATTCTTTTTAGATAATTTTGATCTCAACATTTATCTGTCACCCATTATCCTATAAATAATGTGCGTACCTTTGCCCGACTTATTACGCTGCAGTCCCCCTAGCATCGCTCAAGAAATCCGTGCGGAACACACCGAGATTCCTTTAGAACCGCCCCCATTAGTTCACTTAAATCAAACACCTAACAACTTCAAATCCCTCTGCCGATCCCATCCCCACGCTAGAACCCATAAAACAGGCCATTACTTGAATGAGTTCTGCCGATCTTGGATGAGGGAATTCTCTTACCTCTGTATCATAACATTTTAGCGCTCTAATTTTTAGTTCCGTGAATGTCGCAATATCAAAAAATACATTCGGTGAGAAACTTCCAAAAGATGAAAATGCCCATTCCGTACTAGATGGAATAGGAAACGTATATATAGCTGATACTCTATGCTTATCCTTCATCGGTCTTGTCGCCGTCAATACTGCCCTGTGGGTTATAACATGATCAATATTCAAATCTTTCTGGGAATGTGTGAATATGCAATCCGGTTGTAACTCATCGATAAGCTCTTCTATCGACCGAACAATATTTATAAGTGGTATGCAATCAAATTGATTATCTGGAAAATCTGCAAATCTCAAGCGTTTCTTTACATCTGATTTCGATACACCCATTAACACCGATATCGCAGCTCTAGATTTATCTTTGATCTTTTCCCTTTCGATATCATCCATAATTTCATCAGGTCTTCTCGCCATTGTTCCATAACTTAAATATGCGATATACACATCTTGGTTATCAACCCTGACCGATCTTGCTATCACTCCTCCACAACCTAACACTTCGTCATCTGGATGAGCTGAAATTATAAGAATATCCGCCATGTTATTCCCTCCCATACTCTCCCATCAGAAATCTTGCTATCCTTAGATCATTCTGAGTATTAATATCCATCGCTCTTTCTTCACTCACATAATATGGCATCATACTCGGCATATAAAAATCTTCATATTGCATGAACTTTTTAGTTCTCACAAATATAACAGACCCATCATGGATATATCCCTGCTCTAATTCCGTATGCTGGGTATCAATATCCTCTGGGAACATAGGTTCAACTAACCCCGTTGTTTTATTTATTCGAAGTGAATGCCTTGGCGGATATCTCAAATTACTCACACTCATTACACCATTTATGTCTTGGTGCTTATCCAACAATGCTGATGCCGTCCTTAAATCATTAGCATTTCTTAATGGTGAAGTCGGAATAACAAGCCCCATATTTTCAAACGCATTTCCTTCTGCATAATATATTTCTAGTAGATATCTCACCAATGTCCTCAATTTACAGAAATCGCCACTTAAACTTGGTGGTCTTAAATGTAAAACTACTTTATATTTTGAAGCAATTTCCAGATAACTTCGATCATCACTAGTGACCACAATCTCCGAGAAAACCCCACTATCAATCGATGTCTGGATCGCATACTCTAATAATGTTTTTCCATTAATAGTCTGGATATTTTTATTTACCAGACGTTTCGATCCACCCCTTGCCGGGATAATCGCCAATGCTCCCATAAGTTTCTCCCCCATCACTCATATTAACATTGCCACTAAATTCCACACTGCCTCTGTATTTCCCACATTTGGTTTTATATTTTGATTTATTTTATGTTCGAGTACTTCTATCTCAAATCCCGACTCCCCGAAAACTGTAGATATATGTGCCTCTGTACTAAAATGAACCTTTCCACATTTAATAAATTTACCTTGTTCAAATGTAAACGTATATGGATCTTTGCCTTGACTTCCCAACCTTCTTTGTCCATGTTCCCAAGAAAACCAATCAATTCCAATAAACTTCCCTTCCGGCATTAATTTATCAGAAATAAATGTGAGCGAATCCATGATGCTCGCAGTGTCATTATGCGTCAAGGAACTCCTATCGATAACAAGATTAAACTTCATATCAAAAGGTATATTTTTTGTAAAATCTCCATTGATAATCTTACCCGCTAATTCTGGATATTTATCTCTGATCATTTTTACTGCCGTAGGACTTCCCTCGATAGCATAATAATCCACACCAATAGATAGGAAATACGGGATATTCGCACCAATACCCGGCCCTAATTCTAAGACCTTATCACCAGCGACTAAATTACCATATCTATTTACATATTTAATTAGATCCGTCCAAGGCCAAAGTGAATGACTCATACCCTGACTATACCTTTCTTCCCATTCTTTACAGAACATCACTCCACCACCATATAACTCATTGTCGGACACCATGGAAACCTCTCTAGTTTTATATTTCTAATTCCAAGTATTTCCTGAATTGCAATTGTCTCGCCCGGCCAGTTCATATTGTTTGCTTCATCAAATGCGATTATCGAGCCTTTACTAAATCGATCCTTGCATAAATCTAAACAAACTTTCGTCGGTTCATATATATCAAAATCAAAATACGCCAAGGAAATTATCGTTTCTGGATGTCTAAAAAGATATTCCGGCATAGTCTCAACAACATCACCTTTTACTAACTCATGCTTTGTTATCTGTGTTATCGGACTCTCTTTCTCTTGCTCCGCCAATACTTTCCCCAAATAATAACGATACCCTTCTGAGACCCCCATATCTCCGACTTTAGCATCTGCATCGTGATCCGACACATTCGGAAATCCCTTAAATGTATCAAATCCAATAATTTTCCTCGTATAATTAAACGGTTCTAACATACCCCTAAAACATTCGAAGATCGCCATATCTTGACCCCATCTAACCCCAAACTCTAAAATATTTCCATGAATTCCAAGAATTTTTTTATATAACTCATAAAGGAAAATAACTCTTGTCAAAGGTTGTCTTCTGATAAATAAATTCAGGTTCGATAATAATTCCTTCTCCGGTATCGGACATTCTTTAAATAAATTTATCATCTTATACTCCCATCCAAAGTTATTTTTTTGATATTGCTACTCATGATTATGTCTAACGACCTCGGCCCTTCATTGAATAATAAATCAATGATGCCCATATAAGGGATAAACTCACCATGAAGCTGGGTATACTTTGGGTGAATGTATTCTTGGAAATAAGGAACTATATTACATTCCCTAAATGCCGATCTGTTAGCATAATTTTGACCCTGTCCACCAAATATATAAATGTCAGCTTCCAACTTTTTACACATGTCTAAGACAAGATCATTCTTCGATCCTTCAAATTTATATTTTGCTGCATAATCAATTTCTGTCTTTATTCCCAATGTTTTTAAATACCAATCAAACATAAAATTATTTAGTTCAATGAGATATTTCCAATCTCTTTTATAAACATCTTCAAAGAATGCTGCATAATCATTAAAATATCTGGCCTTTTTATATGCCAGATAAATTGACTTCCAATGTTTTTCTTTCCATCTAGTTTGGTTATTGATTTCAATATCAGATATTTTCTTACTTCGATGATCTTTATTCAATACTGGAACACTCAACCATATATATCCTCTGTCAGTCTTGATCTTATTTCGATTCATCCAATCCTTACTGCAATACTGGACTTGATCAAAATGTACGAACTTATCTGCGATCGCTATTTTATGAAACAACCCCATCCACGGGAGAAAACTGCTCTGGTGTGCAGTAAGAACCATCTTTTTATTCGGGGTTAATACAGGCATTTTTTCACCACCAAAATAATTAAATCGACCTCTTTATCAGTCATACTTGGATAAATTGGTAACGATACTGTTGTCCTAGTCATCTCTAAGGCATTCGGATAAAGATCCCTATCGCCTAATAACTCGAACTCCTCGATCGGTACAATCGCCTTGATTCCATAACTATACATAGTATCAATTATTTTTCTCGCCCTATCAGTTTTCATAATAGCCCGATACCGAACATCTGTTATCGATTTATCAGAACTTTTGACCATTGAAAAACCAGCAAGAACATATTTATTGAATATCTCTTCCCGGCGCTGAATGAACTTATTTATTTTAGATAATTGAACCCTCCCGATCGCTGCCTGTATATCTGACATTTGAAAATTAAACCGAGCAAGTAAATCACTCCTCATGTCAAATTCACGATAATCCCGAACCTCATCGATCCTTGCTTTATCTCGACTAACGATCGCTCCACCTTGTCCACCCGTCGTTATAATCTTCGTCGCAGAAAATGAGAATATTCCATAGTCGCAAAATGTACCGACATATTGATTATTAATTTTTGCACCTAATGCTTGAGCTGCATCCTCAATCATCGATCCATAAACATTATTTATTTGTTTAGGTATCCCGAACATATGAACAACGATATCAGTATGGATTCCAATGTCCATCGCTTCCGGTATAGATCCGGCTGCTATTATTGCATTCCTTACTGCCGAACACGTATATAACGGATATGAAATATTTGATTTATGGGAATGCTTAACCGCAAGAAATAAAGCTGCAGTCCCACTACTTACTGCGACTGCATGACCTTCTGGAAGTCCTAGATAACTACATAATTCATTCTCAAATCTTTCGACTTCCCTTCCCGGCCCAACCCATCCAGATCCAATGATTCGGTTTGCTGCTCTCTGTTCATCAGATCCTAATGTCGGATAATTATGATCTATCATAATATCCCGCTCTAATATTCATCGGATTACCCCAAACCAAAGAATATGGAGGTATTTTCCCCGGCCCAACTACCGAACCCGCAGCGATTACCGAATGATGACCTATGGATGTTCCACCTTTTATAACTGAATGTGAACCAATAAACACATTATTACCAATCCAAATCCTTTTTCTTTCAATTTTATCAACCAACCCGAGGCATACCTTATGAGAATCTGCAGCATTTATCGCAACGAATGAAGCTATATCACAATCATTTTGAATGATCACATTAGTATTCTTAGCATTAACTTCCGAAAATGCACCAATATAAACATTCCTTCCAATTGTCGGTTTACCAGTGATGATAACAAATGGATGAAAATCATTAACCTCAAGTCCGAGCACATCAAGTAATATTTTTTTGATCTTCTCCATGATTAATATCTTCATCTTGAAGTTTTTCACCTCTCAAAATATCCCTTATAGCTTCTTGACCCAAGAATAAAACTATTTTCTCAGGTTGTAACCCATCCCCCGGCCTCATCATCCCTGTATTCTCATTCGTGAATTTATCACCCTTCTTTATATCTGATACTGCCGTAACACTTCTCCTTGCAATTTTCCTCATATTTTCTTCGTTCTTAGTTGGCTTTAATCCAGCATGCCCCATCATTTTATCTGCCCTCTGGATCGCATCAATCCAACTTTTTAAAGCAGTAGGATTCTTACTGAATTTCTGATCCGGCCCCGGTATGGTATTTGACATAGTAAAATGTGTTTCGAATACTCTACCCCCAAATCCAACACCTAAAACTGCAGCAATATTCCCAATCGTATGATCTGAATATCCCAAAATAATATTCGGATAAGCTTTCCTTATCTTATCCATTTTTTTCATATTGACTTCGTCCGGCATCGTCGGATACAGAGACGTACAATGTAATAATATAATTGGATAGTCCGTCTCATCTCCCCTTATTGTCAACACTGCTTTATCAATTTCATCTTGATAAGACATTCCGCAACCGACTATAATCGGTAATCTTGTTTCCGCATATCTTTTCAAGAGAGGGAGATTGGTAAGATCATCCGACCCGACCTTGATCGCCTTTACTCCTAATTTTAAAAGTATTTCTAGGTCACTATAATTCTGCGGTGTCGAAAGAAATGTAAGATTTAACTGATCGCATACCCTCTTGATCGTTTTCCAATCTTCAATTTTAAGTTCACACTGTTTAAATGTCTGATACAATTCTGCTTTTGGGTTACAAAATTCATCTGCCTTAAACGTCTGGAATTTGATTGCATCCGCTCCCGATCTCTTAGCAGTTCCCACCATTTCCAGCGCCATTTTCAAGCTGCCATTATGATTAATGCCAGCCTCTGCAATCGTGTATGGTCTGTGATACCGACTTATCGTTCTTCCTCTAATTTGTATCTCTCTCATATAAAACTACACCAATCTGACCAAGTAAGTACTTCGTCTTTCTTGATATCCCTATTCACTCTTTTTCCAATCATCTGATCTGCATATAAAGGTGAAACACCAGTCCCCGGCCTCTTCGCACCTAACATATTTTTAACCATAACTTCACCTTCGACTATGTCACGATTAGCAACTATACTAGTGAAATATAAACTTTTCATTGATAAATCTTCGATCGAAGGTTTTAGATTCTTTTCCCCTAACGCCTTTTCTGCTTGTCTAATCGATAAAATCCATTTCCTAAACTCTACCGGATCAAGTGATTTTATATGATGATGTCCAATAGTATTTCTATCTAGCGTCAATCTTTTTTCAATCAGATTAGCACCTAAAGCGATCGCCATTGAATCGGCAATAATATCCCTAGTATCTGCAGCATATCCAATCGGGATATTTAACATCTCTTTGAGATAAGGAATTCCGTTTAAATTTATTTTCTCGATCGAACTTGCATGACTACAATAAACGAGCATGACCTCTCTAGCCCCATGCTTTTCTAGGAACTCAATGATCTGGACAACCTCACCCATGATTGCCGGGCCTAGATCTATCTGAATGGGTTTCCCTGTCCTCGCAACTGCCTCAAGAAGGGGGTAATTCCTCAAATCCCACGATCCTATTTTATAAGCAGAAACGTTTGCATCTTCTGCCCATTCCACACTTCGAATAGAATCGACAGATAAATAAAAAGTGATCCCTATCTTTTTAGCATACTTAGCTAATTCAATAAGTTCAAATGGTTGAAATTGATGCTTTTTAAGCATCTCAAACATATTTTCTTCTTTAGCACCTTCACTAGTCTCATATCTATAATTAACTGTCCTGTCTGACATAAACTCTTCACAATCAATAGTTTGAAACTTTACTGCATCCGCCCCAGCTTCCTTCGCTTCATAGATAAGTTCTTTAGCCACCTCTAACGAACCGCAAGCAGTAACACCAGTTTCAACGACAATAAAAACTGGCTTCCCATCGCCAATTTTATTTTTATCTATCTCGATACAAGATTTCAGATCACTTCTAATTTGCATCTTCAAATTTCCCCCAATTTGAGTTTCGCAATTTTTTCCCTAGTTTTCTTAGCCAACCTACTCACATATGCACGGGATATCTTTAAGACATCCGCCACATCTTTTTGTGGTAGATCATAATAGAATAACATCTCGATAATTGTTTTTTCATAATCCTCAAGCGTCGCAAATATTTCCTTGAGCACTATCAGATCTAGAATTCTTCCATATTCTACTGGACAGGATTCATCTGGTATTCTGTTATCCATAATTTCAAGTGTTTCATATGATACTGGTCTTTTCCGCATTAACATTTTGATCTCGTTTTCAATACATCGTCCTGCATACGTAGTAAACTTAGCTCCCTTGTCAGGATTAAAAGTCAACCCCGCTTTGCATAACCCATATGCTGCATTACAAAAAACCTCGTCATATGAATACTCTATGTTTTTAGCTGTATACCTTTTAGCTATATATCCGGCAAGACAAATATTATCTTCAACAAGTTTCTTCTGCTCCTCCGTCATCTTTTTCATTGCTTTACCTCCCGACAAAGTAAAGCCAAGAGATAAAATTATGATACCTCTTGTCTGCTAGATTTTTCACTGAAATTTTTTAACTTTTGAATGATCCTTTTTTCCAATCTACTTATATATGATTGAGATATTTTTAACTCATCGGCGATTATCTTCTGGGATTTCATATGGAAATACCTCGAAATAATTATCTGTATCTCCCGATCCTTCAACATCCCTAATGCCTCTTTCGCACACATGATGTCTAATATCTCATTGTATTTTAGATGATCATCATTACTAAGCATTCCCTCTAAACTAGCTTGATTACCATTATTATCCTCTGTCAAGATTTCACTTAGATAAATATCAGTCCCATTTCTTGACTGATTTCCTTTTTTCCTGAAAGCCATCTTAATTTCATTTTCCATACATCGCCCAGCATATGTCGCAAACTTTGCCCCCTTATTTGGATCAAACGTCCGCGCTGCCTTACAAAGTGCAAAGGAAAACATGGAAAATATTTCATCATAATCAAAGTTCCTGACTCCACCCTTGAGCCATTTATTAGTCATATATCTAGCAAGGTTTATATTATCCTCTACCATTTTTTGTTGTTCCTCTGTCATCTTCCTTTGCATCGTTAACATAGCCATTTCCCCCCAAAAAATAAAAAAGGAAATGATTTTGTTTTCATTTCTCTCAAACTTTATTCTGCTCTTTGAATCTTTCTTTACTTGGATTCGTATCTATCTTATGATCCCCACACCAATCATGTTCTGGATAAACTGCCGGATATCCATTCATCGTTGGCGCTTTCCTCCGGCATCTCCCAATCTCTAATGTTTTCGGTGAATAAAATGCACACGTCGAACAGGAAAATCCGGTTTTTCGATCCCATCTATCCATTTTTTACCTCCTCCCCAACTTCCCTCAATGCTGCAATAACCACCTTTTGCTCGGCATCGGTAAGGCCCGGGAATAACGGAATAGTCAATAAGTACTGCCACATTCTTTCTGCTACTTGCGTTTGGCCCGGTAGGTTATAAAAACTTTGAAGGGTAACTGGCTTGTAGTGGATCTGAGTTTTTACCCGATACTCTAATAATTTATCGATATATTTATCTCGATATTTCGTTGCAATAATATAAATATGTCTCGCGTTCGTCCTATCCCTTTTCTGGATAATCCTACCGAGATTCATATCGTCGATCGCTTCGTCATAAACTTCCGCCAATTTTTGTCTTTCCCATACCAATTCAGGGATTCTCTTTATCTGATTGAGGCATAACCCCGCGTGGATATCCGACATACGATAATTATAACCAAGAAAAATCATGTCCCCGAATACCCGACCATGATTTCTAAATGCTTTCATTCGGGCATGAGCGTGTAAATTATCGGTCGTTATAACTCCACCTTCTCCACTCGTTATCAGTTTCGAAGCATGCAGACTGAAACAATTTAGATCTGCAAGAGTCCCGACCTTTTGATCTTTATACGTTGCACCTAACGAATGACATGCATCTGCTATGATTTTAAGACCATGCATTTCCGCTATTTCCTTGAGCTCACTATAATCCGCGGGTTGGCCCGCGAAATCAACAGGTATAATTGCCTTTGTCCTCTCGGTTATCTTCCTTTCAACATCCTCTGGATCAATCAAGAGTGTCTTTTCGGATACATCTGCGAATATGGGACTTGCATTCATATACCTAACGGCATTAGCAGTCGCCACAAACGTCATGGACGGCACGATCACTTCATCACCCGGTCCGACCCCTGCTGCCATTAATGCCATATGAAGCGCTGCCGTTCCACTTGAAACTGCTACAGCATATTTAGATCCTACCGATCTCTTGAATTCATCCTCGAATGCTTCAATGATCTCGCCTTGGGTTATCGATTTACTCCGTAATACTCGGACAACTTCTTCGATGTCCTCTTCTTCGAGATGGTGTCTTGCATAGGGAATCAATGTTCCTCAACTCCTTTGAAATTCTAGCTTTTCTATTTCCTCGAATACTGAATTTAGTTCATTTAAGTTTCTATACTTATTTTTAATATTTACAAGATCTTTCATAGCTTGATCCATCACTTGTGACCAAAGTTTCTGATCCTTTTTAACAACTTCAATTGGTAAATATCCTCTTTCAGTACTAGATTCTGTTTGAATCGTAACATTGTGATATGCCCGAATCTGGGTATTCTCCATAACAACAACAATGCTTCTCATATAATTTCCGGCTTGGATATGCCTATACTTTTCTGCAGCTACCGGGTCATTCCATTCAAATATGCCATGCAATGCAGCATTTTTAGAACGCGATTCATCCACAACATATTCTGGTTTTAATAGTCCTTGATATTTATCTCTGATTCTTTCTAACTCAATTTTTCCTGCCTCTGCTTCTACTGGAAAATTATAATCTCTTTTATACGTATAGGCACTCATCGGTACTCTCCCCTTTCAATTTCTGGTCAATAAAAAGATGACCACTTTTTTTAAAAATGATCACCAAGATATAAAATATTAACCTCGAACAAAACCGAACCATGACCGAACAGATCCCACGCACCTAACAGCATCAGTACAGAACGTAGCACAACATATCTGCCTTGCCACAACCAAACGCAATTGAACAGATCCAACAACACCTGACACCAACGCACCTCATCTTATCTGCCCTAACTCTACGTGTCTAAACTTAACCGATCTTACCGAACCCGAACCCTTCTCATCACAACATATCTGCCATGCCTTACCTACCTGATCCCAACGCATTGAAAATTACCGCACAACGCCTCACCTGAACATGTCTGCCTTAACGGATCATACCTAACCTGACTGAACCAAACATTACCACATTGACCATACTTGACCCCACCTTGTCTGCCTCACCTTACATGATCCCGCCCAAATCGAACTCACCGGATCAAGACCTACCCTTTTCACCAAAACAAATCTGCCATACCATCCCTTACGACTTCTCACCGCAACTCTCGCAACTCTCGCACCTGACCTATACCAACCTCACCCACTCACCAATTCTAACCTTATCTGCCTAACCACAACCATCTTCCTCACCAATCGCACAGGAACATACCTTATCACACGCATACATGCCATATCATATCTGCCATAACGTGTCTCATATTTTAAAAAATCAAATCATCCGACCTTAAACATCCCAAACTGGCCACCTTTTTCTGGCCTGTTTTCTCCTAACCCAACAGCAAATCCAGCTATATTCAATAGATTTGCTAACTGTGTCGGCGTAATAACATCTGCATTGAACTCGATATTAACTTCTGCCGACCACTCCCTAAAAAACGGTCGATATCTAAGATCCGATACACCACTTGATAACCTAACAGTGTCTTCCCTCATTTCTGGTGGATTACTTTTTATTTCAAGGAATTCACCTTCAATGAAAAAAGCTCCGAATATGGATACTTTATCCTTTGTTACTTTTGCTCTATACCCACCAGATGCCATTGCTTTTTTTAGTCCGGTGGAAGGAAATCCAAATGTCGCTCCAAGATCAATGTATTTTTGAAATTCATCATGGATTGCATTTTCTCTTTGTTCAAATTCAAGATGTGCATACTTGGTAAAATCGAATTCCGGCTTTGCATTATACCAATATAATGATTCTACGAAATCCCTTGCCGGACTTCTCCACTCTTTAACCTTTGTCTTCCCTACCTGTTTCCCTAGAATTTCCCTTTTGGATTTTTCAGTGAATGCATGGACTAATAACGGAGTTGTTCCAATTATGGTCATCGAAGTTTTTTGCTTGTTCATCTGTGGTATTTTAATTACCATAGATTCACTTTCTTTTGTCACCACTGTCCTTGCCATACCCACATTCCCCCTCTGGCATATTTGGTAACTTGTACCATATCCAAATAATACCATACGATATGTGGACATGCAATGGTTTTTTAACTATATATCTAAAATAAAACTACATCTTGTATGACACAATATTTTTTTACTTCCGTTTCGATATTTCCATTATTTTTTTCACGTAGTGAATGCCATCTCATAACAAAAATTCCGATTATAGGTACTGTTCACAAACGTCGTTGTATTAATGACTATTACGCCAGTGCTGTTTTCTTGAGGTATATGAAAATGCTGTGACTGGTCTTGGGTAAATTCCTCAAAATTCACCGGACTCATAGGAACAATCAATGACACTAAATTGCAATAGCTTTGAGCAAGCGCACTACTAGCAAATTTTAATCCAGACGTTAATGCAAAATACACATTGTGTCCTTGAGCATTACTCCCTATTCCATCACAGATAGAATCTGATCCAAGTAAACACATCGGACTTTCACAACACCGATCGCATGTCGTGAAGGTTTTAGCTGAACCACCCGAAAGAGTTATCGAACCAATCAGCCCATTGTAATCTGAGCTAGATCCAAACGTCGTTCCCGCTCTCGCAATCCATGACAACTCAATCACCTCATTTCCCTATGAAAATCTTACCCCTTTTTTCTTGCAAGCTGAAACCACATATGTTTCGTCCTCCGTCTTCTCAACAATAATAAGATATTCAGGAGGACACTCCCCTTTTTCTACCTCATCAAATAGATCCGACACAGCTATGTACTCAACTGAATTTTTATGGAACATCATTTCCGCCCTATATATTAACATTCTGCCAGTGATTGCCATTACTAATTCCGGCGATTCTAAAATATCTGTCCTCGAAATATCGAACGTTCCTAATCTCAAAGATTATCTTCCCTCTTTCTGGTCAGATTTTTAAATAAATGGTTCGCTCTAACACAATGTTTCAATCTACGAATATGGCTCACTCATAGAATTTGTTTTTCATCGGATAATTTGGTTCACTCGCGTTATTTGGGGATGCTCATGACAATTGATTCACTCGCAAGGACTGGAACTCTCCTCCCTTGTGGTTCACTCCAAGCATCTGGTCATCTCTTGGGGATTGATTCGCTCGTTTTCTTTGCTATCATCACACATTATGACTCTCTCAGTTGATATGATTCACTCTCAAATTCTGGATCGCTCATCTATGTTCGGTAAACCTCTATACAATTGGCTCACTCATCTCACTTGTTACTATCTTTTATTTCGGATCACTCTTCCAATCTGAAAAGATCAACTGCATTGGTTCACTCGACTTGTTTGGCACTCTCACGCACCTTGGTTCGCTCAGGTGTTATGTTACTATCCCTTTCCACTGGCTCACTCAATCGCTATGTTTTTAGTCTAGATATATGGTTCGCTCATCACGAATGTTTTTAATCTCTATGGTAATGGCTTACGAAATACCTTTTGCAATCTCTTCGATACTCAAGAAATCCTCATTCTCATCACTTACATATCTTGCTTTCTTGAACGGTTCTCCCTCGATCCTGCCTCTTTGAAACCAATTTTGGGGACTTTCTATAACAAAAAATTTACCAGCATCAATCGTCATTGGGGCTTCTTGCTCACTAATAAGGGCCTCATGCAATTTTTCCCCTTCTCGAATGCCGATAAATTTATTATTCGACTTTGGTGCTATAGCTCTTTTTAAATCAAGAATTCTAACGCTCGGAATCTTAGGGATAAATATCTCTCCACCGTGCATCTCCTTAATCGCACTCGCCACAACCTCACACGCCTTTTCCGGTTGTAACCAGAATCTTGTCATTCTTATATCCGTGATTGTGATCTCTTGTCCTTCTTCTCTCTGCTTTATCATGAGTGGCACAACACTTCCACGAGATCCAATTACATTTCCATACCTAACACAACTAAAACGGGTTTTTGTTCCACTCGCATAGGCATTTCCATTAATGAATAATCTTTCAGATAAAAATTTAGTTCCTCCATATGTGTTACTCGGACTACACGCCTTATCTGTGCTTATACCCATGACCCGTTCAACATTTTCGTCGATCGCAGATTCAATCAGATTTTGAACCCCTATCACGTTTGTCTTAACTGCCTCGTAAGGGTTATATTCACATGCAGGAACTTGTTTTAGAGCTGCAGCATGTATTACTATATCAATTCCGTGCAACGCTCTCCTGAGACGTTCCCTATCCCTTACATCACCAATAAAAAAACGAATACGTTCATCATCGTATCCGTTCATTCTCATCTCATGTTGCTTTAACTCATCCCTTGAAAAAACAATAATCCTCTTTGGTTTTTCTTTTTCCAAGATCCATTTTATGAAATGTCTTCCAAAAGTTCCTGTCCCTCCGGTGATCAAAATTTGCTTATCTAAAAAGCAATACGGCATTAAATATGTTCCCCCTTAACCTCTCGCAATAGAAGCATTGGCCCACATCACGACTTCTTCTAGTTTTGTATTCGCTAAAGATTTTTCTCGACTATTAGGGCATAAACTATTGATCATGTATGCAAGTTCTTTAGCCTTTTCTCGAATTTCAAAAATACTTTTCAGGTTGTCCAGGCTTTGGTGGATGGTATTTATAATTATTTTCGATTATTGGATTCAATTTAATCAACCCCCCCTAGATTCCTTTTAATGGAATACTCACCCTTGGATCAATATCTTTTGACATATCGAACTTAACAATTCTGTTGCCCCATTTTTTTTCTAGCAAAAGTAGATGTTCCAACTCTTTTTGCTTAGTCCTATATGAAACAACCCCACCAATTTTGTTAATGTGATTGACTAGGTAATAGAATTTATTGAATCTTAATATTTTATGGTAACGATGCAAGACTTGTAGGCACATATCATAATCTTCTTTGAGATAAATTCTTTCATCATACCGAATCGGATTATTACAGAATGCCTGAAAAGGCCCTAAACACACTGACAACATAGAGAATGGTGAATACTCCCGATAAAATTTTGGGTCAGATTGTACATTCAATCCCCACATGACCGTTCCCAAATCACGGCACATCTGGAAACCATTTTCAAGTAAATTACTAACTTGATCACAATTCAATTTGACCTGTCTTCTACCCTCGATCATTCCAATATGATCATAATCATCATCAACGATAGCCATATTTCCATTTCCCATGTCACCATAATTATTCATAATATAATTTCTTTTCTTGACTATATTTCCATCACCTTCATCTGGGATTACTAATAATTCACAACCATTACTATACTGATACTTCTCGTATTCATCTCTTTGACTTTCAGGAATAACAATCTTTGCATTTCTAAATACCTTATCACTGCTTACCCCGCCAGCTCGCTTATAAGAGATGATAAATACTTGATAATTACTCATGATTTCATACAATCCTATCTAAGATATCAGCACCACGAATTACCCGGCCAGTTCCCTTTCTGACATAACCTTCTTTACTATCAAGTGCATGCTTCGACTTTATATTAAATTTATCTTGGGCAACTTGCCAATCTAATGTGTTATCAAAATAGAGCACAATATAATTGTGCTCCTCAAGAAGTTCCTCAGTAAATTCAAATTCAGGTGTTTCACCTTCCATAGGCGAAAATTTATCCATGATCTTACTGACTTCTTTTTCATCAAAGCCAATAGATTCAAAATATGCCGGATCAATCTCACCCAACAATAAATGTAATTTTTCAAGATCCCAATCTCCACTGATTTTATTTAAGGCAATATTTAATTTTTTTTCTTTTTTCTCATCAACATTTATAACCGAAACTTGGATCTCTTCATAACCGAGCTCCTTCATGACCTTTAACCTTTGATGTCCGCCAACGATTCTATTTGTCTTCTCATTCCAGATAATAGGTTCAACATAATCATAAGATTGTAACGATTTTTTTAACTTCTTATACTCCGGGTCACTAGGTTTAAGATCTGCCCTTGGGTTATATTCCGCAGGAACTAGATCATCGATATTCATCATTCTTAATTTGATATTAGTCACCTTTACTTGTTTTATATCTTCATCCATTAACCAAGTTCCCCCTCAGTAACGGTACTATTTGAAATTATATTTAATGAATTGAATTTTTGAATAAGTCTTTGCTTAACCTCTTCAACTTGAACTGGTTTTCCACCCGGCCCACTTATTTCATGACTTTCCCTTTTTCCCCATCGATCTGGATATTTTCTTTCTAATCGCCATGCTGCAGCTTGCCATGTTCCCCGAGCAGCATCCCCGATTATAATCACATCACGAATTTCCGCTGCAGCTTGGGCTTTTTTTATAGCAACTGAAAATTCCATAAACGGTGTCTCTGATTTTATAGGTCTTGCATCCACATCTTCTTCAAGTCTACTCGCTTCCCTTTCTCCTCTTCTAACCCAATCCCTAACCGTAGAATGAGCCAACCCAACATAAGATGCAGCAGTCTCAAGATAATTTCCAGATCTTATTGCTCTAACTATTTCATTTTGTATTTCTATCGTTATTTTAGTAGGTCTGCCTACCTTTTTAGGCACAGCACTCACCCCCATGAAAATAGCAAAAACGACCTCAAAAGAAGCCGTTTTGTATACTTGTCTAACTATTACACCTTAAATATAGCATAGTTCATACAGATTGTATACGGACAAAACCCTGCCAAAACTCTGCCAATTTTCTGCCACAACTTAAAAAATGATCCTTTTACCATAATATATAGTCCTTTCCAATTTAACCAATGCCCTCGCCTTAGTCCTTCTGGCATTCCTTTCACTGATTTTCATATCACCACATATCCGATAAAACGGTTCTCCGTCTATAACTTTTCTTTTTATGATCTCAAATTCGAAATTAGTTAATGCTTTTAATGCACCATCTAATATTTCTAATCTCTGATATATCACAGTTATTTTCTCTTCCAGCTCTTTCCTTCTCCCAATCAAATTAAGAGCATCCATCTCAGTTGGTTTAGATATATTATAACTTGTACCAACCTTTTCCAAGTTCATCGCAGATATACCAGTCGCTTCCAGTGAATATAATTCTGATTTCAATACTTCAACATGTGCTCTGAGTTCGTTTAAGTCTTCATAAAAACCCTCAACTAAACCCATTAGCATTGTACTCCTTTCTAATTTTATAACTTTGTCCTAAGTTTATTCTATTAAGCAAACTCTGTCACTATGTAACTTTCTGGCTATAATTTCTATATCTGACAAATAATTGTCCACAATCTGTAGATAACATGTTAATAACTTCCATAATAAAAGACAGACCAATATTTTTTTGGTCTGTCTTTTTGTTTTATATTTGATTTATCTACCACTCTTCTTTTCCTACTGGACTTCCCCAATCAGTTTCCTCATGCTTATTTTCTGGTGTCACCTTAGATAATAATTTAGTGAGTTCATATTTTTTTATTTTGGTATCTATAATTTTTTTAATTTCTTCATTAGATTTTAAGAGTTTAAAATACTGTTTTGAATTTCCCATTATACGTAGGTTTTCTAACATATTGCTATATTCAGCCTCCGAAATCAAAACCACATTTTCCCCATGTTCTCTGGTGATGATAATTGTTTCAAAATCATCTACAACTTTATCACAATAATCTTTAAAGTTTTGTCTTACATCCAAATAATATCTCGCTATCATTATTATTCACCTCAATCATATTGTACATGATGTTGTACAAATAAAAAACAGGCCATAAGGCCCATTAATTTAAAACTATGGTTTATTTCCACATTTCTTCGTCTACTGGATTCCACCAATCAGTTTCTTTATGAAGTCATTTCCTTAAATAATCAGCAACCTTTGCAGCAGTATCATATTTATCCTTACCCGAAAGCAAGATCTCACTCTTATGTCCTACCGTCAATCCTCCGATAACAATCAATTGCTCTGCAGACATAGCATCTGGCGGGATGATCTTATTTACCCCTTGCCTTGTGAAGTTGGCCACTCCTCCGAACTTCGCATCAATATCTTTAGCTGACCACTCATCTTCTGGACTAAATTTAAGGATCGCTATTTTAAGCACTGATTCTTCAACCCCCTTATAATCTTGATCATAATAATCACAGATCCCCCGAACATGAGCATCTGCTATTCTTTGCCTGAATGCCGGATCTTTTAATTTTAAAACGTCCGCTTGATTATCTATAAATCCATTTTCAGTCAAGATCGCTGGCATCTCAGTATATTTAAGCACATATAAATTCTTCTGCTTTATTCCCCTATTCGTAAATCCTAATGCCGATAAATGAGGTAATACTTTCTCCGCCAAAACTTCTGCCTCTCCATTATGCTCAATGATAAATATTTCTACACCAGTTCCTCCGGCTGAATTTATATGGATCGTGATGAATAAATCGGCCTTGAAATTATTAGCTATATCACATCTTGCTCGAAGCGAATCAGTAACGCTATTGATCTGGCCCGGCACAACTTCACCATTTCTAGTCAATAACACTTCGAAATTATTTCTTTTTAGTCCAACCTCGATCCGCTTTGATATA